AAAAATAGAATACAATTATTTAATATTAGATAATATTTAATAATATTAAATATCACAATTTATGGTTTAATATTTAATTAGATTTTCTTTTTTCATTGATCTTATTAATCTAGTTACTCCAATACCACCCCCCGATTCTCTCTATAAAGTTGAGATTTAAATAATCTTCTAACTCTTTATTTGTATTTTATAAATAAAAATAAATCTTTTTAAATACTTAATTTATAATTTACAAAAATATAATTTAAAGAAAATCAACTATTAGCCTCTTATTACAAATAAGGATTTTTTATTTTTTCTACAAGGTAAAAAATATTCTATTTTTTTATCTATTTCTTCAAAATGTAGATTACCTTTATAATCCATTAATTTGGTTTCGTCTTGTTTTATATAATTATTTAAAATTTCTTTTAATTCTCCTATAAAATTACATAAATTATCATCATATAAATTAATAATTGTATTATTTTTACATTTAAAATTTTTTAATTTGTTTACAATTTCTAATACTATTTGTAATCTCTCTATTTTGCTATAAAACATCTATTAATTATATTATTATTTCATTTATTATAATTAATTTTATTTATTTTTATTTATTTTTATTTATCTTTATTTTCTTTCCATTTTAAAAATCCTATACTTTTTTCTATTGAAAACGAACTTTCTAATTGTTCTTTTGCTACATTGAATGCTATTTTTTCAAAGTCATCTAATTGATTTATATATTCACTAATTAATTTTTCTAAATTTTCAGCTGTTTTTTCTATAGTATTTTCCATTTTGTCATATTTATAGTATATAATATATTTTTATCAATTTTATAAAAATTGATGTTAATAAAATATAATATTAGTAATTAAAAATAATTAACATGCAAACTGAGAAAATATATAGATTTAAATTTTCAAATGAAATTGTAGAAATACTTGATGCTTTTAGTAAACTTCATAAATACACATGTCAAAAAGAGTATAAAGAAAAATGGGATGAATGGTTGATCGAAAATAAGGAAGAAATTGATAAAGAAACCCAACGTTTACTAGCCTTGGGCTATGAAGGCAATATTAAAGAAAAATTGTACAAATCAGCACGTTATTATTTTAGAAAAAAGAGCGAAGAAAAAAAAGAACCTGCTAAAAGAAGAGAATATAAAGCAGTTGATAGAGAGATTATTGATTCTATGGATATTCATATTCAAAGAAATATAGATACTAATGATTATTCTCCGGCAAATGGTTTTGATAATTTTTCAAAATTACACGAAGAGCTTATCAATATAGAAATTAAGACTTTTAAACAAACAACTGAATATAGCCTAGAAGAAATAAAGCAAAAAATTAAAAAGACTTATAAAAATCGCTATTTTCAATATACAAGAAATAATAATTAATTATATACTAATTATTATTATTAAAAATTTTTAAGCTAATGATGAACCTGAACATGGCGAGCACCCTGACCCACCTCCTTTTTTATTTTTTTTTAATTTTTTCGATTTTCGTGATTTTCGTGATTTTTTTGATTTTCGTGATTTTTTTGATTTTCGTGATTTTTTTGATTTTCGTGATTTTTTTGATTTTCGTGATTTTTTTGATTTTCGTGATTTTTTGCCTGCTACTTGAACTGATTCACTAGTTACTACTGGCGCTTTTTGAAGTGCTGATCCTGTTTCTATATGTTCTGATAGTGGCACAGGAGTGTTAGAGGGCATCGCTTCACTTTCATCTCCACCTCTTTGTTTATGTTTTTTTGTTCTATTGCATTTTTTAATGCATTTTTTTACACATTCTGTTTTACCACTGGGTTTGTATGTTTTTTTAGCTAATTTTGCAATTTCTCCCACATCTTTAATATTAGGATTTGCTTTTCTAACTTCGGCTAAGTGTTTAAACCAAGGATTCATATATATATTATATATATATTTTATAATATATATTTGTAGAATTATTCATCTAAACTATTAAGTAGTGCTTGTTGTAATTCATATTGATGTTCTTGTTCTATGATTTCATTCATTATTGCATTTATTAATGATATATTATGTGGTCTAACTGTTGATGGATGTGTATTCCAATTATTATCATCTTGTGGTAAACTATAACTCCTTATTAATGAACCTGCTAAAATATCATTTATATTTGATTCTTCATCTTCCCTACTTATAACAGCATCTTTATTTACAATTTCTTCATAATTAAATTCATATCTACATACAGGACATTCATTTTTTTCTTCTTTTAACCATTTATTAATTCCTTCTGGATTGAAACAATGTTTACATGGTAATTTTATAATATCGTCATTATTTTTAAAATCAACTTGAAAAATAGGACAGGATGTATTTAATGAATCTGTGTCATCTACATTATATTTTGAAATTTTCAAATATTTATCTATGTCTTCTTTTGATATAACTTTTTTATATTTTGGTTTATCATATAAACTTTGATTTAAAATATTATTTTCTATAGAGTTATTCGGCAAGATTCTTAACATATTGTATAAAGTATTTGGTATTTCTTCTATAATATTATCAATATATGTATTATCATTGGTATTTGTAATAACATTACTATTAGTATTTGCACTTGTATATACAAGATTTCCAAAGATCATTGTTTAAATAATATATTTAATTATATTTAAATAATATAAACTATCATTTTTTTCTATACTATTTTTGAATCAATCTCTTTCTTCATATTCCAAATTTCAGTAAATTTTTTATCTAAAATATTATAACGTTCCTTATTTAAAATATCAGTTAACATGATAATAGGTGTAATTTCTTTTAAATAACCTATACCTTTTCTAGAAAATTCATTTAATAGAATAGGACTATTTCCCGAAATCATTACTGTATTTTTGTTCATACATGTATTTGGGAATCCATTTGTTTGTCTTAAATTCCAGAATACTATATTTGGTAAATTATATGGTGTTCGATAGCTTGTTTTAATTCCAGCATTATAATATTTATTTTTCATCATTTCAAACATTGTTTCCATATTGCCTGTGTTATCTGCACAATCAATTTGCATATCGGATAAAATAACTAGACTCATATTTTCCATTACCCTTGGATCAATATTATTCTGGATAGCTGTATCTAAAATAAGATCTAATGCTTTTCTAAAATTAGTGCTGACACCCCATTCTGCTTTTGAGATTTTTTTTACTCTTTCTACAAAATCATCTTTTACATCATCTAAATTTACCCATTTTGGATTTGCGCTAAATGTCATTACTCTATTTCCAAATTTAGATTTTTCAGCTATTCTTATTCCTAATCCAATTGCCGAAAATAATGGTCCCATCTTATTATCATGCATTGAAACTGATGTGTCTACCATAGCAATAATATTTCCTAGCTCTTCATTTAAACTACTATTGTCTCTCCACTGTGAATTCATTAATTCTTTTTCATAGTAATTATTATTTAAATAATAAGCATCTTTAACAAAATCAATAATTGATACTCGTTTTCCTTTAATATTTACATTATTTTTTGATGATTCTGTAATATATTTCTTATAATTTTCAGAACATTTTATGCGATCATAATATTCACTATTATATTCGGTTGTATGTTTATTTGTATATAAAAATGCGTTTGATTGTTTCTTCATTGTAATACTTGTTACTTTTTTCTCAAAATCAATTTCTCCCCATCGATTATCACATTGGTAAATTTGCGTTGTTTCAATTCTATTATTGATGCCACTAATTAGTTGTCTGAATTTTGTTAAACATTTTTTCTTAGCAATATTAATTGTTTCTTTTGTATTAGCTGTTACTATCCATTCTTTATAATAATTATAAGCTAATATTGGAGTAATCCAGCCAAATTTTTTTGATTTCTCTCTTGGAATCCACTTACATAATAATGATGGATTCTTTTTACTAATATCTTTATGTAATTGTTGACAAACCAATTCAATACATTTTTTAACAATCATATCATTATTTGCTTCAATAACCTCTAGCGGAGTATAATATTTTTTCTTTAATTTACTATTTTCATCTAAATGAAAATCTAACAGATATTTTATATCCTTCCATGAACCATATGGTAAATTTTCATTTTCTAAAATTACAAATTTTTCAATCATAAATTCTACTAATTTACTAATAGCAAATTCATATTTTTTTCCATTATTTGTATCTTTATATTTATACAAATTGCTAATTAAAAAATATGATAAATTATATTCTCCTTTTCCATTTGGAATATCTCTCATGTGTGCAATTAATTTATAAATATATTTTCCACATAATTCTCTATTGCTATCTACAATTATATCAAATACATAATCTAACATTTCATAATATTTTACTTTTAATACTTCTTGATTTGCATCTCTTACTAATTGAAAATAAAATTGAGTTAATAGCTCATTCATATTATTATTTGATGACCATTTATATTCACAATTCATATTTTCTCCTAATTGTAAATTATCTAGTGCGGCCACTAACTCTGACATTATTTATTTAATAAATAAAATGCTATAATCTTTAAGTATATTTACGTTTCTTTTTTTTTTCTTTGTGTGTTAAAGTTATTCTTCTTGTTGTGGCATTTTTATTATTTTCATTTATTTTTTTTACTTTAAAAATAAAAAAAAGACTATTTAAATCTTGCAATAAATTAATTGTTTTATCAAAGTTTATGTTATTTATATTTTTAATGGAATATAATGTTCCTGGATTTATATTATAATTGAATAATTGTTTTATATTTTCTGGATCATAATCTATTTTATAATTTAACAACCCCATTAATTTATGTTTAATATTCATATTATTTTGATAATTCTTAATTATTTCTATAATTCTCTCGTAATTAATTTGAGAATTTGCGATATATTCTTTAAAATTTTTTACATTATATATTTCATTTTCATCATTTATATATATAAAAATTACATCAATAATATTTACTTCTTCCTTATAAAATTTTTTATATTCATTTTCTTTTTCTTCATATTCTTTTATCCATTCTGAGTCAAAATCTATATTATCCATTTAATTAAAAAAATATTTCTTTATTCAAAATATAATTTATTTGTATTGTATTTAATTAAATTATAATTTTTAATAAAATTCTTCTTCATTTTCATACTCTGAATCACTTGTATCATTATCATCATCAATTTCATCTTCTCTAGTATCATATTTATATTGCTCATCCATATTCCAATATGGTGATATGTCACCTAAAATTTCATTCAATTCTAATCTTTTAGAATATCTATTATCTAAAATAGTATTTGCTATCATATATCTTTCCTTTTCTTCTTGTAGTTCTTTATTATGTGAATTATAAATTGTTTCCCCTTTATCCATAATAATTTTATTGTCTTTTTTGTAGATCATAGTCCATCCTGGAGGAACTTTCTCTTCTATTTTTTCTGTCTCTATTTCTTGATTCAATGTCCCTATATAATTTTCTAATGTATTTTCTTTTACCCCTTCACTTTTTACTAGAGAAGGAAATAATTTATCATCTAGAAAGTTAATTTCTTTTTTTACATTATTCAATGTAACTCTTTTTTCTTTTTTGTCATAATCTCCTTTCTTCTTATTATAATTTCTTTCATTTTTTGTTTTTTTTGTTTGCCAATTATTATTATTTAAACAATCGAATCTTGACATAATCTATTTTATATCTTTATATATTTCTATATTTATTAATATTAATATCAATTTTATAAAATAATTTTAAAAATATTTTAAATTATTTAAAGAGATATTGTCTATTTTACTTGTAAGTTTCTTAACAGCAATATTTTTTTGTATTTAAACCTTTTCAAAATGCGATTAAAATTATTTTTATAAGAAACTGCATTAAAAAAATATTATATAGTGCTTTTTTTGTATTTCTTTTTTTTTCTTCTTTTTTAGTTAATATTTTATTTTTTATTTACCTTTTTTTTGTTTGGGTTTCTATTTTCTTTCATACTATTTATTTCGTTTACTAATAGACGATTGCCAACACTTAGATGTGTTGTCTCATATTCACAAGGCTTACACATATTAAATTTATTGTCATCCATACTATATACTATTTTTTTTATATTTAATTCACTTATTACCTTGAAACAATTCATACATGGTGCTGAATTTGTAAACTTTCCATATGCGTCTAGTCTTACAACATACAATACAATATCTTTGAATTTTCTCATAATATGCCTGGCCTTTTATCGATTCGCTATATTTTCCATATGCATTTGTCAATGACCTATGATAAAATTGCCTCAATGCTGCCATTTCCGCGTGGCATGAACATGAATTGCTGATAAAATGATCACTTGAAGTGCTTCGAGGACTATTATACCCTCGACCTACAATCTTGCCATTCTTTGCAACCACACAACCATGTTTCATAAGTAGTGATGATTTTCCAGCTTCACTGCTGGCAATATTAATAAAGCTTTCATCTGAGCGGCTAAGCATTTTCACTAATCCTCTTTTTAATTAATATTTTTTTTTATTTCAATTTTTTTATAATTTATTTTTTTATATTTAATTAAATTGATTTAAAATATTTTTTATTAATCTAAATAACAATGTCTCTTCCATACTATATTCTTAAAATCCATATTATCAATAATGATGTAGAGCTTACACAAAAATATAGTAAAATGTGTGCGCAAAAACAAAAAAATCTAGATGAATATATTTCTTCAAATGGAGCAAATGCTTCTAATATTGATTGTGGTATTGATTTATTTTGTCCAAATGATGTAAAAATAAAAAACTCGACTTTATCTAACAAAGTTCCTATGGGAATTAAATGTTCAATGACATTTAGTGGTATGTTTACTGGATATTATCTATACCCTCGCTCTAGTATGGGTGCAAAAACTCCTCTTAGACTTTCTAATTCGGTGGGTATTATTGATGCCGGTTATCGGGGCGAGCTCGGGGCATTATTAGATAATCATGACAAGGTTAAGAGAAAGGCACAGGGAATGGATGAAAATGCGATTTTCAATTATTATACAATTGAAAAAGGGGATCGCATTGTACAAATTTGTAGTCCTAATCTAACATATCCTATTTATCCAATTATTGTAAATAGCGAGTGTGAACTTGGTGACTCTCTTAGGGGTTCGGGTGGATTTGGTTCTACAGGTCGTTAAAATAAAATTAAAAAATAATTGAAATAAAAACATTAACAAGCATGAATGCCCGAGTGGTCTAAGGGGTGCGACTCAAGATCGCATGGCGAAAGCCTCGTGGGTTCGAACCCCACTTCATGCAAAATTTCTTTTTGAAATAAAAAAGCCTAATGTTATGCTTTTTTATTTTTTATTTTTTATTTTTTATAATCTAATCATCCATCTCTTCCCAATCTGCCCATGACATACCGGTTGGTCGCACAGCAAATGGTTTGATAATTTCTTTATTTAATACTGGATCTTCACTATTAATATCTTGACAAAGAATTGCGAATTTATTTTTATTTTCAAAATTTTCTTTTTCCTCTTTATTTGTTTTTTGATTCCTACCCTTAATTATCATGAACCCATCTACATCATATTCTTTTGACGCTTTGTCTTCGAATTTTTTTGTGGTCATCTTACAATAATTTGCAGTATGCCCTTTTTGATTACATTTTAGGCACCGCGTGTTCAATAGCAATGGACATGTTACTCGCGATAAAGGATCTTTGGTTTCGCGAAGATAATGATTGTGCGGCCCATCGATCTTGTTATCAAAGCAGAAACGGCAAAATGGCATAGTGATTTCTTATCACTTTATTTGTTTGCTGAATTATAGTTATATGTTTACTTTTGTTTCAATTTTTTTTATTTTATTTTTTTATGTTTTTTTTATTAGATTTATGCAATAGATAACCTTATTTCAAGTAATAAAAAATATTTTGAAACAAGCATATATAATATATATTTTAAACATCATCTCCCAAAAATGGCTCTTCTCTTGGATTCATACTTAAATGTCCCAACTTATATATTGTTGAGTCATAACCTGGATAATTTTTATCACTTTTACAATCATCGTTTGCCCTCCTATAATATGCTTGTTTTTTATAATGATTTTTTGTATCTTTTTTTATTATTTTTCCTTTTAAATTTAACGGAAGAGTTTCCTTTTTTTCATTATTTACATCTGTTTCACTTTTATTTATAGTTAATTCATCAAAAATACTTGAGTATTCATCTATTCCATTTGGAAAACAAATTTTATCTATTTTTGAAGCAAAATTTTCTAATTCTCCCCCTTTTATTGATGAATATTGATAATAACACTCATTTAAAACATTACTTGGATCTAAATTTTCACCGCAGTCTATAAATAAATAATTCTCCATTGCTTGTTTTCCATTATCTACTAGAAAACTTATTCCTCTTAATGCTATTGAAATACTTTGAAGTATTTTTATATCGTCTAGTGATAAGATTGTTTTTACATTTTTATTAATTTCCATCTTTATAGTTAATAATTACCCAATAATAAATATTATTTATTATCATCAATTTTATAATTAATAACATCTTTATTTTAATAAATATAAAGGTGAAATTCTTATTCTAGCATTATTTCTTATAATTGCCATTAAATGAAAATTTCGGTGTTCACAATCTTGATTTGTATGTATTCCTCTTGAACCAACATAATAATTTTTTATTACATTTTTTGATATATATTTTAAAATACCTATATTGGCACTTAAATTACATTTTAAAAATTGAAGATATTTGATATGATAGTTTCCCTCATAATAGCAATTTATAAATTTATTTTTCCTATAAATACCTATTCCATTAAAAGCTGATAAACATGGAACTAGTTCATCTTCTTGACATTTAGAGAGAAGATGTGTTATATATTTTTGCATTATATCTTTAACTTTATGTCCGCAGCTCCATGCCCAACAACTTAAATAATATGGTGCGATGCTTAACGCCCATATATCATAATAATATTCTTGATTAAATGTTAAACAATCCCAATCTTCTCTCAATAGATATTTTTTTAAAATTTCTATGTCTAATGTTTTATAATTGTTATAATTACAATCTAACATTATAAAATATTTATAATCTATATCATGTTTATTTGAATAAATAAATTCTAATATTTTATTTCTTGCCCTCGCTATATTTACAGTTCTATTACTTATTCTCTCTACTTCGTTTATATAAATTGTTATATTTTTTTTATCTTTTGCGTATTTGTTTAATAAATTTAATGTATTATCTTTTGATTTGTCATAAACAAAAACTATTTTTGTATTTTTAAAACATTTTTCTAATAATTCTATGTTTTTAATTACATGACTTATATATTGAGATGCATTATATGCTGGTAATCCTATAATACAATTTTCCATTATTACTCTATTACTCTATTATTTTATTTATTATTTCTATTTTTAATTTATATAATAATATAAAAATATATATTCTTATTTTCAGTTGTTATATAAAAAATTGATTTTTTTATTTTTTATTTCTATTTATATACCAGGATGCTTTGTAAATTTGTAAATGGTATTAATTTTCTTAATACATTCCCAGATGAATGGATTATTAATAATCATGCAGGGACTGGTCCAATTGATTGTATAAATTGTCAAAAATATGGTTGCATAGATAATATTTTCATAGGATATTGTGCTAATTGTTGTCAATATATTTATAATTTTGAAAGAGGAGAAGGTTTTGAGGTATCTGCTACTGAATTAATTTTAGAAAATAATTGTATCTTTTGTGAATATATTGAAAAAGAGAAATTTAATATTATTGATTATTTAGAAAATAAAAATAAAACATATAATTGTATTTCCGATAGTTTATTTTGGAATTGTGATTTTTGTCAAAGTATTAATTTTAATAATTTGAATTATTGTCAAACATGTAATAAAAGAATTTCTCATATTATTGACGATACTATGATAATTGATTTTAATAATATATCTATATCTTAAATAGATTTATTATATTGGAATAACTTTTTAATTTAGTAGTATTTTATTTTATTACTTATATAATATTTTCATTATAATTAACTTAAAAAGATATTATCTATACTATATGTAAAAGGAGCATGAATAAAAGTGTTTCTGCATATTAGCTCGCGTAACTCAGTTGGTTAGAGTGTCGGTCTTATGAGCCGAAAGTCGCCAGTTCGAGCCTGGCCGTGAGCATTTGCTCCCATAGTGTAGCGGTTATCACTGAGGACTTTGAATCCTCCGACCCCAGTTCGAATCTGGGTGGGAGCTATTAGAGTGCATGCCCGAGCGGTTAAGGGGACGGACTTGAAATCCGTTGGGCCATGCCCGCGCAGGTTCGAGTCCTGCTGCACTCGCTAAGCTGGGATGCCCGAGTGGTCTAAGGGGTGCGACTTAAGATCGCATGGCGAAAGCCTCGTGGGTTCGAACCCCACTCCCAGCAAAATATATATTTTTTTTAAAATACTTTTATTAGAAAAAATATTTAATAAATAAAATTTTATTAATTATATTAATTATATTAATTATATGATACCAATAATTATTTTTCATATTGGCAATACAGATTATTTAAAAATTGCTATAAAGCAAGCTCTATCTTTCAATAATATTGTATATCTTATTGGTGATGATAGTAATAAATCATTTTGTGATAATCATTATAATTGGTTACAATACAGAAATAATTATTTTGAAAAAAAATATAAACATGTTTCTCCTAATAACATTAATTTTGAAAAAATATGTATAGAAAGATGGATTATTATCAATA